ATTAAATTAAATTAAATAAAATGTCAAAAAAGAAAATAACAAAAGAGGAGCTTGAAGAATTACAAGCTAAAATATCAGTTTTAAATAATCTACAATATAAGCTAGGAGCTTTAGCTGTAGATAAAAATAAAGTTTTAAAAGCATTTGATACGGTTCGTGAAGAACTTAGAACAATGCAAATGGGATTAAAAGAAACATACGGTAATGTTAGTATTAACGTAGAAGATGGTAGCCTCACTGAAACAGAAGAAACAGATGAGCAAACTGATAAGAAAGATTAGTATTGGGAAAGACTATAAAACAGACGCAATGCACTACGCTGTTGGCCAAGAAGTTTATGGAGGCCATACTATATGTGATATAATAGATGAAAAAGATAATTACTCTATTTACATAAAGAAAGGCGCAGATGTATTACCATGGAAAAGTTTTAATAAAAACATGGCTATATCCGTCGAATATAATTTACAATATTAATGAAACCAATTTATTCCTTTTTAATAAAACCTAAAAAAGAAAGATACGACAACACAAAAAAGATTGGAGATAAAGAGTTAATATTAAACACGGATATATCTGATCATAAATTTGTAAGTCGAGAAGCAGTGGTTTATGAAACGCCTATAGCACGTGATACACATATTAACAGAGGTGATGAGCTTTATGTTCATCATAACATATTTCGTCGTTGGCATGATGTTAGAGGTATTGAACGCAATAGTAAAAGTTATTTTAAAGATAATTTATACTTCTGTGAGCTTGAGCAAATATTTTTATACAAGCGTAACGGCATTTGGAAAGCAAACCAAGGGTTTAGTTTTGTAAAACCTTTATTAAACAACGATGCGTTTTCAATAAATAAAGAAATGTCATTAACAGGTATTATTAAGTACGTAGATAACACGAATAACTTTAAGGTTAATGAAAAAATAGGATTTACTCCAGATAGTGAATATGAGTTTGTAATTGAAGGTGAAAGACTATACAGGGTAATAAATAATGAAATATCTATACGTTATGGATTTAAAAAAACAGAAAGAGAGTATAATCCAAGCTGGTTATAAAGCGGTTGATGAATTAGTTAAAGTAGCAAAAGAAGCTATAGTTGAAACTGATGACGACGTTTCTGCTGATAGATTAAAGAACGCAGCGGCTACAAAGAAGCTTGCAATATTTGATGCGTTTGAAATATTAAATAGAATAGAAGTTGAAAAAAACTTACTTGAAAACAAACCAACGCAAATAAAAGAAAATACTTTTTCAGGGTTTGCAGAAAAAAAATCTAAATAATGTCGTATCAACAAACATTATATAAGATTATTGAGCCAATTAAAAAAACTACTATTAGTAGATTAAACAAAGGCAAGAAATGGAAATACGGATATAATGAAGAACATGATGTTGTTGTTATTAGCAAGACAGGTAAAATAGGTGAAGTATATGAAATACAAAACTTACGAATAGCTTTGCCTGCTGAAAAAGACGTGTATAGCAAAGATAATAAATGGATTCCTCACGAATATCCGCAAGAACTTAAAAGATTAAAAACAATATTTGATTGGAGAGATTATCCGGAAGAGTTAAAAGAAAAGTGGTATGTATACATTGATAAAGAGTTTACTCGTAGAGAAGAGGGTTATTGGTTCCTTAACAAAAGCAATAGCACTTATATTACTGGCACTCATTATATGTACTTGCAATGGTCCAAGATTGATGTTGGGAAGCCAGACTTTCGAGAGGCAAACAGATTATTCTTCATATTCTGGGAAGCTTGCAAGGCAGACACAAGATGTTATGGGATTTGCTACCTTAAGAATAGACGGTCTGGATTTAGCTTCATGTCAAGCAGCGAGACAGTTAATCAAGCTACAATCTCATCAGATTCTAGATTCGGAATCTTATCGAAGACTGGTGCAGATGCAAAGAAGATGTTTACCGACAAGGTCGTACCAATTTCATCGCACTATCCATTCTTCTTCAAACCAATACAAGACGGAATGGACCGTCCCAAGACAGAGTTGGCCTACCGTGTCCCAGCATCCAAACTCACAAGAAAGTCCATCACCAGTGCAGCCAAATCCAAGCCCCAAGAACTCGAAGGGCTCGATACAACAATAGACTGGAAGAACACCGGTGATAACTCATATGATGGTGAGAAGTTAAAATTATTAGTTCACGATGAATCTGGTAAATGGGAAAGGCCAGATAATATATTAAATAATTGGAGAGTAACAAAAACAACCCTTAGACTAGGTAGTAGGATAATAGGAAAGTGTATGATGGGATCAACATCAAACGCATTAGATAAGGGTGGTGATAACTTTAAAAAATTATATCATGCTTCAGACGTTACAAAACGAAACAGGAATGGACAAACAAGCTCTGGATTATATAGCTTATTCATACCTATGGAATGGAACTACGAAGGATTTATTGACGATTGCGGAATGCCTGTCTTTGAATCTGGAGATACTAGCCGTCGCGACAATTATGGAGAAACAATTGGAACAGGAGTTATTGAGCACTGGCAAAACGAAGCGGACGGTCTTAAAAGCGATCAAGACGCGTTAAATGAATTTTATCGTCAATTCCCGCGTACAGAAGAGCATGCGTTTAGAGACGAAACAAAAAATAGTATATTTAATTTACAAAAGATATACGAACAGATAGATTACAACGGAGATTTAAAAAACTCTGGGTTTGTATCAAAAGGAAACTTTCAATGGGAAAAGGGTGTAAAAGATAGTAAAGTTATATTTATGCCAGATTTAAAAGGAAGATTTAATGTATCGTGGATTCCCCCGGTGCATATGCAAAACATTGTAATAAATAATAGAGGTAGAAAACTACCAGGAAACGAACATTTAGGGGCTTTTGGATGTGATAGTTACGATATATCCGGAACGACAGATGGTCAGGGATCTAAAGGAGCATTGCATGGATTAACTAAGTTTAGCTTAGATGAAGCCCCTTCTAATAGTTTTTTTCTTGAATATGTATCAAGACCTCCCACGGCAGAAATGTTTTTTGAAGATGTATTAATGGCGTTAGTGTTTTATGGTATGCCTTTGCTTGCAGAAAACAATAAACCTAGACTTTTATATTATTTAAAAAGAAGAGGATATAGAGGCTATTCTATGAACAGACCAGATAAAAGTTATAATAAATTATCTATAACAGAAAAAGAAGTAGGCGGAATTCCAAACTCTTCTGAAGATATTAGACAAGCACATGCGGCAGCTATTGAATCATATATAGACAGACACGTAGGATTAAAAGAAGACAACAACTATGGAGACCTTTATTTTGATCGTACATTAAATGATTGGGCTTTGTTTGATATAAATAAAAGAACAAAATTTGATGCAGCAATAAGTTCAGGGCTTGCAATAATGGCATGTAATAAAAATATGTATGCTCCTGCTGTAGTTAAAACAACAAAAAAATTAGAATTTGAATTTAAAAAATACAATAATCAAGGAAATTTTTCAAAAATATTAAAATAAATGGCAAAGTCACACCCAACAGGATTATTCCCAAGTATGTCAGTATCTGACACAGAAAAAGCTAGCATAGAATATGGTAAGAAGATTGGAAGAGCTATTGAATCGGAATGGTTTAAAAAAGATTCTGGTACTTCAAGGTATCAGTCTAATCGTGAAAATTTTCATAGATTAAGATTATACGCAAGAGGAGAGCAATCAATACAAAAATATAAAGATGAACTATCAATTAATGGAGATTTATCTTATTTAAATTTAGATTGGAAGCCGGTGCCTATTATTCCTAAGTTTGTAGATATAGTAGTAAACGGTATTGCTGAAAGAGCTTATGATGTGAAAGCTTATTCACAAGATCCTAGTTCAATAGAAAAGAGAAACAGCTATATGTCGAATATTTTGAGAGATATGAAATCAAAAGAGTACATAGAAGCTGTTCAGAGCAGGCTAGGCGTGAACGTTTATAAAACAGACCCTACTAAATTACCTTATGATGAAAATGAGCTAAGCGTTCATATGCAGTTAGAATATAAGCAGGGGATTGAAATAGCACAAGAAGAAGCTATAAACAATGTTATGGATAAAAATAAATATGACTTAATTAAGAAAAGACTTGATTACGATATAGCTGTTATAGGAATGGGGTGTGCAAAAAATGGGTTTAATAAGGCAGAGGGTATAACTATAAACTATGTAGACCCCGCGGATATTGTATACTCTTTTACGGAGTCTCCTTATTTTGATGATTTATATTATGTAGGGGAAATTAGAAAAATTAGTATTGTTGAATTAAAAAAACAATTTCCTGAAATTACAGAAGAAGAAATTAAAAATATTGAAGACAATGGTTTAGGTTCGGGAGCTTTATTGTATAATAAATCATATGGGGCTTTAGACGGGAATGATGATGGGTATGTTTATATTTTATACTTTGAATATAAAACTTATAAAAATCAAACATATAAAATTAAAGAAACTACGTCTGGAGGTAAAAAAGCAATTAAAAAAGATGATAGTTTTAATCCGCCTGCAGATCAACGATCAAGATTTGAAAAAGTAGATAGAGCTATTGAAGTTTTATATTGTGGTGCAAAAATAATAGGTAGTGAAAATATTTTAAGCTGGCAAATGGCAGAAAACATGACAAGGCCAAAATCCGATACTACTAAAGTTCAAATGTCATATAACATTGTAGCGCCTAGAATGTATAAAGGTAGATTAGAATCATTAGTTAGTAGAATGACAACGTTTGCTGATATGATTCAACTGACTCATTTAAAACTACAACAAGTTTTATCAAGGATGGTACCTGATGGTGTATTTTTAGACGCAGATGGAATCGCTGAAGTTGATTTAGGAAACGGCACAAACTATAACCCACAAGAAGCGTTAAACATGTTTTTTCAAACGGGATCTGTAATTGGAAGATCTATGACACAAGACGGGGAGTTTAACAACGGAAGAGTTCCAATACAAGAATTGCAAAGCGGAAATGGAGGAGGAAAAATAAATAGTTTAATTACTGCATATAATTATTATTTACAAAACATGAGAGATGTTACAGGATTAAATGAAGCAAGGGATGGCTCATTGCCTGATAAAAATGCATTAGTAGGATTGCAAAAATTAGCAGCAGCAAATTCAAATACAGCAACAAGGCATGTATTACAATCTGGGTTATACCTTTCTTTAAAAACAGCAGAAGCTATTAGTCTGCGTATTTCAGATGTTTTAGAATTTGCTAATACAAAAAACTCTTTTATAAATTCTTTAGGAAGATTTAATGTTGCTAATTTAGAAGAGGTGGAAGAATTACATTTGCATGACTTTGGAATATTTTTAGAATTATCTCCTGATGAAGAAGAAAAACAACTATTAGAAAATAATATACAGGTTTCTTTACAGAAAGAACAAATTAATCTTGAAGATGCAATTGATGTAAGAAATATTAAAAATTTAAAACTTGCAAATGAATTATTAAAATTAAGAAAAAGAAAAAAGCAAGAAAGAGACCAGGCTGTTTCAAGAAGAAATATAGAATTGCAATCTGAATCTAATGCAAAAGCTGCGGAAGCTGCGGCTGCTGTAGATATTCAAAAGAATCAAGTAATGACTGAAAATAAAGTAAAAATGGGTCAAGCACAAACGCAATTTGATATTCAAAAGCTAGAAAGAGAAGCCGCTATTAAAAAAGAACTTATGTTGCATGAATTCCAATTAAACGTAAAGCTTAAAGAAATGGATTTACGAGTGATTAATGATAAAGATAAGTACCGTGAGGATAGAAAAGATGATAGAACAAAAATACAAGCCTCTCAGCAGTCCGAGTTGATAGAACAAAGAAAAAATAATACACCTCCAAAAAACTTTGAATCCGCTATGGGATTTGATAACTTAGGTGGATTTGGATTAGAACAATTTGATCCTAAATAATAAATAAATAAATAAAAAAATGGGTAAAGTAGTAAAAAACGATTGGACCGGCAGTATAAATGGTTCAGCATATTCAACAGCAAGTTCAGCTGCAATAACACCAACATCGGGTCATGTATGGGTTGCAATAACAATGTTATCAGACAGTGTTTTTGATAGTAGTAGTGGATTAGTTGCTGAAAGCGCAACAACATATGTTAATACCGAAGGCATTGGGGCAGGAGCTGCAGGCTTAGTAGTTGATAGCGTAACATTTCCAAAAGGAGTAACAATTTATGGTCGTTGGACTGAAATTGATGTAGCTTCAGGCACTATTGTTGCATATCAAGGGTTATAAGGTTAATTATTCTTACCTTTGTAAAAAGAATAAAAACAATTATATTATATTATGTCAGAAGAAATAAAAGCAAAAGTTGTAGAAGATGAAAATCCATCTATAGCTGAAAAAGAAACAAAAGTTCTAAAAAAAATGGGGCTTGATACTGGGGCTGAAACAGTTACCAAAGTAGATTTAAGAAAACCTAAAGAGGAAAAAAATGCCATTCAAGAGCAAAGCACAGATGAGGTTCCTGTACGCAACGAATCCAGCGCTAGCGAAGAAGTTCAAGAAAAAAACGAAACGCA